TTAAATATTTCATTCTAGTCATATCTATCATTCCACCACCCATAGCTTTTTTTCTTCCGCCTGGTTTGATTTTACCTGAACATACTCCAGAGGCATACATATTAGCATACGCCGAAGGGTACACTTTAAATTTACGCTTCGCTGCGGCTTTACCTTTTGGACAAAGTTTTGCCATTAGACAACTCCACCTTTTTTAGCATAACCCATTTTATTTCTTACTTCGATTGGTAATTTAGCAAGACCTTTTTGTTTCTTTTTATCTACAGGTTTTAAATTTTTATTTTTTGTTGCAAATGTTTCTTTTATCTTTTCAACATTTGTTTTTGGTTTTGGTGAACCAAATCTTCTATTAACTCTACCACCTGTAGCTTTTTTTGTAACTTTAGAACCTCCACCATATAAACCTTCTTTTAATTTTTGTTTTTCAGTATTTGATAAAGTTTTTTTATTGTTAGTTGCAAATGTAAAATCATCTCCTTTAAAAGCTTTGTTTTTACTTTCAAATAAAGTTTGTTTTAATTTTGCACCAGAGGTTTTTGTTTTTTGAATTGCAATAGCTAATTTACTTTTAGCCTTATCTAATTTTGAGTTATTAACTTTTGGTGTAACACTTGTTATAGTTTTAAAAGTTTGTTTACCTGGTTTTACAAAACTAAATATACCCATTATTTTTTTCCTCCGTTTCTAAAAATTTGTGTACCCTTTATACCATAAATCGAAGCCACGACAAGGATCCAAAGATTTGTGAACCATGACGGGAGCTGCGAGAACATATCGAAGAACAATTTAACCTTGTCCATCGCTGTTGGGTCGTCCGATATGACTGCCCAAGCGAGCACCAACACGGGCAAACTTAAAATTATCAAAACTGCCTCGTCCTTCCAGTCCGATTGACGAGCTTCTAAAAGTTTTCCCTGGTATTGTTCTTCACCTCGGGCCATACGAGAGGCATGCATCAGTTGTGCTTCTGACATTGCCATTTTCGTCTTCTGCTTATTCTCGTAAATCTTACTTCCAGCAGAAACGGCTAGTTTAATTGCCGATAACCACATAATTTAGTACCAAGTAGCTTCTTTTTTCTTGTTAACTAGCATTCTTTTAGTACCTCTAACTTTTTCCTTGTCTCCAGTAGGAATATAGTTGAAAGCACCATCAGCAGTAGTTTTAGATCTTGGATCTACCTCTACATTTTGCTCTGGAACCGCTATTTGTTTTGCTTTTTTATAATTCATCATAATATTATCTCCTTAACATTAATTATCGTCCATTACAATAGCTGCTTGATCAATTCCTGACTTTGCAAGACTGACTCCAGCTCGTAATTTTGCTAAATCTTCATTTTGATCTAGTTTGTCTTCAGCTAAATCTTGCGCCTGCATTAATTTTGCTCTTGCAAGGTCTTCATCAACCTTATCAGCGTTCTTTTTACGCTCATTTTCCATTGCACGTAGGTCAACTTCACGTGATTTTAGTTTTAAAAGAGGATCATTGTCAAATTGTGACGTAATTTCTTTTTCTTCTTTCATATATTCCTCTGTCATTTCTGCAATTAGCACTGCTTTTCGTGCTTCAACTTGATTTGTTAGTGCTTGAAGCTGTGCTTGTACCTGTGGATTAGTCGCTGCCTGTTGTTGCATCATCATCATTTGTTGTAATTGCTCTCTGAACTCTAATTGTACCTGTTCTTGAGCCATTAAACTAATATGTTCTAAAATATTTTTTTGTATTGCTGCCATAACTGCAGGATTATTTCTAACAATGTTAGTTGACATAAAATTTAAGTGAGCTGTGATGTGTGCTCTGTGATCTTGACCAGGAAACGCTTGAAAAGTTTTGCCACCCAAAGCATTAATGTGTTCTAAACTTGGGTCCATCGGTGCTGTTGGCGCCGGTGGTGGTAAAACTGCATCAACATCTTTAACACCTATCGCTTCATACATTCCTCGATACACTTGATACATGTTATGTAATTGTGGATTTGATGTTGCAATCTGCAACTGTGTTTGTGCTAAAGTAATTCTTTGAGACATTGAAAAAATATTAGGATCAGCAACTGGTATTACATCAACTCTATCATCAAAATCTGATTGTTTAATATTTCTTGCACCACCCACAACATCAAATGGATATTCTGGTGGTAAATATTGTGAAACAATTTTAGATAATAATCTAAATTCTGATTTCATCGCTGCGTAACATCTTTTATGAATTGCAGACATAACTCTTGATCCTCTCTCAAGAAGAGCAATTGTAGTTCCTACAGCTGCACCTTGATTTCCATCGCCCACTTGCATATCAGCAATAGCCGCGAATCTTTGACCTGCTTGTACAACGATACCTAAAAGATTTAATAAAGTCTGTGATGGTTCTTTGTATGGTAAAGGAAAGAATGCATCTCTTAAATTTCCACCTGGTGCATCTACATCTTTAAATTCACCTGGTTGAATAGGTGATGCTTCATCCCTAACTCTTACACCTCTCTGCTTAAATCCTGCTGGAAGATTTGAGAGAGTTCCCGCATCTAATAATTGACGGAGAGCCGCCGTTGCCGTACGACTCAATCCGCCAATCATGTGAATGAGTCCAAAGCCATAAAATCCAAGTCCTGGCAGAAATTTAAAGTGGACGAAATATTGGATCTTATTTTTCTTTAGATCATCGGGCGCATAGTTTCGTCTAATAGACAAAACTTTTCTATTGCCTTCTTCTACAGTTACTATGTAGGGCAATTTTATTCCAGTTGGCTCACCTTCAGGACCAACTTCTTCAAAACCTTCTAGGTCTAAATTAACATGACATTCTAATATAGTATATACAGGTTCGTTCTTACCTGTTTTTTTTGTACCATCTAACTCACGTTCTTTTTTTGCAAGTTCATTATTTGTGTCTGTGCCTGGAGGACCTAACTCTACATCTCTATAAAACCCTGACACTTGTTGTTTTCTTAATTCGTTTTCAGAAATTTTTATTCTATGAATAACTGCCTCCGCATCGTCTAATGAGGTAGCCGTATACGGGACAATTAATTCATCTGCAGGTACAAACTTTGATACTGCTCTGCCCATAGGGACATCGTAGTATACTTTTTTAAAAGTTGATCCTGCTAATGGTAAGTGAAATAACATAGAATCGAATTCTGATTCATACTCTTTCATCTGATCCATAATTAGGTAATTCATAAAATCCTTAACACGATTTGCTTGTTGTTCTGTTCCAGGATTTTTAACACCAATAACCTGTGTTCTTACAGGTCCGTCTGATGGTAATAATTCTTTGTAAGCTTGTGCTTGAAACTGTGTGACTGCTTCAGCAAGAACTGGGTGAGTTGCACCACTAGCTCCTTGAAACGGCTCTGTTCTGTTTTCGTATTTAAATCCTAAAAGATCTAAACCTGTGATATATGCTTGTTCCCATTCTTTTCTTGAAGTCTTATAGTCCATGTAATTTTGAGTCATCTCATTACCAATTGGATCTAAAACATCATCTGGTAAAAGTTCTGCTAAATTATCAAAATGTGATTCTGTTCCTGGTACGTTAATTGCACCCGGTTCGTAATCTAAAGTTACGCCACCATCTTCTTCTGGTATTACTTCGATTGGTCCTTTTTCTTCTACTGGTTCCTGAACGGCAACATCTTGTATTTCTTCTTCTGAAGGAAGTTCAAGTTTGTTTCTAGTGTTCGGGAGCCCTTTGTCTATTTCTGCCATATATTACTCCTAGTAGTTTCTAACACGGTTTTTAAGGGATAGCAACCCTTGTGGATTTGGTCCTGATACTGGTGGTGGGCCTGATGATACACCAGCCATTTTTGCTATACCACCACCTGCTAATGTGCCTCTTCCTTCAGGATATAAAATCGGTCTTTGTTGAGACCCAGATCCAAATCTATTAGAGGGTTGATAGTTTGTTAAATCAACATTAAGAGGCACTTCAGAAATACCTTGAGTTCCATAAGTTTGTTCATCTCCATAAATCCTAGCTTGTTCAGATAAAGGCATTTGTTTTAATGAATCTCTGTAAGCTAATACATCTTTTGCCGACACGTTTTGACCTTCTTCTCTTAATGCTTGTGCTAAATTTATTGCACCTGAAGTTTTTAATTGCATCAAATCTGTAGGTAATGTTGGAAACATATTTAAATTTAAATCCATTTGACTTGGTTGTGATGGAAAAATTCTAGTAGATTCTGTGTCTGTGTAATCACGTATTCCAGGTATACCTTCCATTTGATCTTTTAATGATTGTTTTGCAAAATCTGATTTAGCCATTTGTGTATCAGCAATTTCTTGTCCTCTTCTATCTATAAACTGCACTATATCGGACGAAACTGTATTTTTTTGTAATTCTTGTTCTGCTGCTTGCAGCTGTGCTTGTGTCATTTGTATATCTGAAGTTAGATCACCAACATAACCTTCACCACCTTGATCAGTTATTGCTTTAAGATTTGCTAATTTGTTTTGCAAAGAATTTACTAAAGCTTGACTGTTTCTAAATTTATCTACGGCTAATTTTTGATCAGAAAATTTACCAAACTTTTCTGCTTCTATACCTGACGTAAAATCAGTTGCACCAAATGTAAATGAATCTATAGATTTTTTTAATGCATTCAATGGTTCTTCACCCAACGCTGTTCTAAATAAAGATTCACCTGCTACAAAAGCAACTTCTGGTATTATACCGTATTTAGTAATGGCACGTAATACATTTTTACCTCCGCTTAAAAGTTTTGCTGCGTCTTGTGCTTGATCTGCTGTTTTAAATTTACCATCGTTAAAATTTTTTGCACCACTTTCAAGACAAGCATTAAGACTAGCAGGTCCAGTTGCATAACCAATTCGACCACCATCTTTTTTAGTTTTACCAAACTGCACGGCACAGGTACCATCACCAAACGATGCTATGATGTTTTGAATACCTTTTAATTCAGATGGTTTTATTTGCGTAAAAGTTTGTTGCGTGCTTACATTTGCTGTCTTAAATAATTCAGGGTTTTTTTTCGCGTAGTCTTGAAAGTTTTTATTTAAAGAACTTAAATTTTCTAAAGACTTTGCTATCTCATTTTTCATGTCTAATTTTTGAAACTCTTTTACGCCATATTTAAAATTAGTCGCATCATCACTAATCTTACCAATGTTAAGTTTTAGATCTCTTGCTATTTTTTCCACAGCTTTCTTTTTATTTAAATTTGGTTTAATTCCTTTTTTGGGATCTCCCATAGCTTTTTCATATTGTTGTGATAATGAATCTTTAAAACCATTATTAAGATCTGCTTCTAAAACATTTACTCTAGTTAATTGATCTGTAGTTGCATTAAATAATTTATTTAAACTAGATTTAGATAAAGGGTGATCTAACTCAAAATTTATGTTTGGATATTTAGCATTAATAGCGTCTCTTAATTGTCTGTACTCATTTAAATTTTTTTTAATAGCTAAAAATTTTTTAGGATTATATTTATCAGATGTTTTACGACCAAACGCATCAAAAAATAATTCATCTATTTTTTCTCTTTCATATTTAATTAATTTTGATTTCCATAATTTTTTTAAAGCATTATCAGAAAATTTTGGATCATTGGGTATCCAATCTAATTTATCTTTTGTTTCTTTACCTATTTCACGACTGGCTTCTACTATTCTTTTCTTATAAATATTTGTTTGCAAACGTTTTGCTTGATCTTTCAATGTTGCCATTGAAATATTATTCGCTTCTGCAAAAGTTTTTGGATTAAAAAATTTATTTTGATTTGTTGCTTCAATTAATTTTATCTGAATACCTTGTTCTTTTGGTATTCTTTTCTTAACTCTAGATCTGCTTCTTGATTCTTGTTCTGGTAAAGCAGAACCAAAATCTGTTAATTCTCTAAATATTTTTTTCCTAGTATTTGCAAATTTTTCTCCTCTTAAAGCATCATAGTCTTTATAACCTAACGCTTTTGCTGCTGCATCTAGGTTGTCTTTACCAAATTTATCTTGAGCTATTTTTAATCTTCTTTGATACTCGGCTTCACCACCTTTATTAACAAAACCTTTTTTCTTAAACCCGATCCGTCCACCATCAGCTCGTGGATTACGAGTATTAAAATCATTAAAAAGTTTTATTTGTTGTACTTCAAATTTATCTACTGGCTTTGCAAGATCTGATGCAAATTTTAATTGTCCTGTTTCAACAAGTTGTCTTGCTGGTCTAGTGAGATACGCCATCATCTGTTTTTGTTTATCAGGGCGCATTACTCTCCTAACATTCTAGCGATACCGCCTGATGCTTTTTTAATTGATGGTGCTTCACCACTTGCTTCTTCTATAATTTCTTTTTGAACATTTGCTGTGATCTCATCTACTCCTGCTTCAGTTCCATCTCTATCAAATTCTACTTTGTATTCTTCATACTCATCTGCACTTCTATAACCTTTGCCAGTTTCAACATCAATATCAGCATCACCTTTTTTATATTCTAATACAGTTCTATCATCTATAACTTCATAAGACTCATCACCAAAATTTGCACCACCCATTTTATCTTTTTGAATTCTCATATCTCCAGTGTTAAGATCTTCAATTAATTCGAACTCATCACCATTTTTACCTGTATATCTATGTATCTCTACTCTATCTGCATACGTAACTTTATCTGGCTTACCAAGCGTTTTAATTTTATTTGCAAGTTCAAAAAAATATGGAGGAGGTGTAGTTGTTGATTTTTGGAAAACTTCTTTTGCAACTTCTTTAGTTGCTTTACCTTTACCAAATCCTAATAATCCTGATTTAAGTGCAGCGATACCTGCACCAGCTCCACCCATTAGTTTTAAAAATGCACGCTTTGTCATACCCGTTTTTAAACCAATACGTCCACC